TCACCCGGCTGCAACGGCACATCATCATTCATAATGCGCGCGCCCTTGGCCTTGAAACCTGCCGGCAGATTCACAAGCGTTCCTGCATCTAACAACTGACGCAGTGCAGAAGTTGCCGCTTGACTCAGGCCGCCTACTAAATGCAAGAAGCCCAAACCATATGCGCCCAAGCCCTGCACCAACATGTAGTGCACGTAGTATTGCTTGCGGCGGAACAACTGGTCACTCTCGTTCCAGTTGCGACGCACACCCACCGTTGATCCAGAAGTCCTGTCTATCGTGATGATGTAAGGCAAGCGCAAGCCCGTTGGCTCATCGTCCTCATCCGTGTGCTCAAAGCCCTGCAGATCATAATCAATCTGGAACTCCAGCAACTCCATTTCCTCATCGTCCGTATTGGGCGTGATCTTTGTGATGCGGTCTGTTTCTTTCTGGATGATGTTGCTGCCAACATCTGACGTGCTGCGCTCTTCTGCAGTATCCAAGTACTGACCACGCAGCACCGCCTTGCGGTAATCATTCACCGACATCGGCACCACATGCGTGATCCGCGGGCACTCACTCATCACACTCGATCCGTTGTACGGGATATACAAGTTGTCAGGCAAGATCAACTTGCTCACCATCCGGTCACGATCCTCGTCGTAGTACACCTTCTTAAACGCCGAGCCACCATAACCCACATAAAACAACAACTGATCAAAGTCCGGTGTGTACTCTTCCATCACCGATGTGATCTGATAGTTCATGAAGTCACGCACGCGGTCCGCCTGCATCAACTTCTCTCGTGTCTCTTTCCCAAGCACGCGCGTGCGCACGGGCCCGTCCGCGGGCATCAATTCCTTAAGCGCCTGCGCTTGGAACTGCACAATCGCTTCTGTCAACAAAGGATGTGTCGTAGCTGCAGCACCCTTGAAAGGACGTGTGCGCTCATCAAAGGTAAAGCCAAGCAGCTTCAAGCCCTTGCCATACTGCTCTTCCCAATCCTTACGCGAGCCCTGATCCGCTTCAAACAAAGGCAACAACTCAGAACTGATCTGCTGCAAGACACTCGAATCAAGGACCTCGGCTAAGTTAGCGCCAAAGGGCACTTCATCATCTTCTGCACCCAGTGTTACATCAACGCTTCCGGTTTCTGGGTCAAGTACGATTTCTATGTCGGGTAGATCGTCTACCACCATGCTCTCAACTTCAACATCTATGTTGCCGGCAGGTAGGTCGTTGTTCTTTTCAATAGGCATGTTATTCCTTACATGTATCTGCGGTTATCGTCAGCTTTGCGTTCAACCATTCCACCCTTGTTGAATGGAACACCGGTTTTCAGTATACGCGCTGCGGCTTCGGGCGACCATGTTACACCCAATGTGTTTATGGCATCAACATCACCCACAGGCAATTCAATAGGCCTAATTTCAAATCCGGGACCTAAGTCTTTAACAACTTGTTTAAGATTTCCCGGTAATTTTTCATACAACTGCGCCTGTGACGACTCTTTGCCGGGGAATGAAATAAACTCTTTGCCTCGTTGCATTGCGGCAACAATAGCATTTTTAGCCAAAAGCTGTTGAACTACTTGTGGCGATGTTTCCATGCCGGCAAAACTTTCTTCCAACTGATGCGCTTGACTGCCTTTTCGCATACTTCCCGTTAAAACTTTTTGCCGTTGCGCAATTTTTAATGCGTCCTTAATCAAATCAACTTGATCAGGGTATGTAGCTATCAACGCATTTATTTTTTCGTTTGCCCCATCTTTGTCGTAAGACTTAATAGATATGGCGTCCGCCGCTTTGTTAAAAATGTTTGCGCGATCACTTGCCGGACCAATTTCTGCCCCATATCTTGCTAGACCTTCGGGCGTTCCGTCATGCGCAGGCATGCCTATTTTGTCCTTGACCTGTATGTTTAATGCAATCAGTTCTTTTTTATCCTTCTCAGGGCTTCCGCCTTTAGGTCCCTTTTTAATTAAATCGTCAAATCGATCAGATTGCAACTCATGCACATACATTCCGCTCTTAGTGCCCTGATCACCAATCACTGCCTCATGGTCTGTAAAACGGCTAAAAGCTACGGGGTTGTTTTGTTTGTACGGCTCGTTTAAATTGGGGTGCTGACCTTTGTACAAACGCTTACTCTGAATTAAAGATTCAATTTCTTTTCCAATTGGGGCCATTGCCTGCTGGGTATTATTTCTAGCTATTGCCATTTCATTATTTACTGGCGTTAACGCAGTTTTAACTGCTGCATTAAATGCGTCTTTATCTTGCTTGTACAAAGAAAACGGAGGAGGGGCTATGCCAAAATCCACTTGCATAGACTTTAGCCCCTCTTGTATAACCATCTCATCTATCATGGGTTTGTATTGTTCAAAGTTCCTCCACAAGTCTGGAGTTCGTTGTGCAAATTCATTTTGAGCAGGGCCCCATTTTTTTGACAAGATAGGGTAATACAAAGCATTTTCCAAGTCACCTAGTATTGCCTGTTTTTCTTTAAATGTTTGCACGTATGGCACAAGCGCATCTAAATCAGCAGTCAACATTGCTGCTTTTTCAGGGGTTGCCGATTTAACAAAAAACTCTTTTAAAAGATCTATTTGTTCTGGCAGATGGTTAAATCCAGTGAATTGTGCAAATGCACGATCCACGTCGGCTGTTTCACGGTGCGCCAACAACTTCTCTTTTGGTGTCTCCATCAATAAATTGATAATACCCATCTGTTTGGTTTTGTCATCTATAAATGGATTGTCCATGCCAAGATGATGTACCCCTGCTGCCTGTGGGTTAGGCTCAACAATACCTAGCCGTAAATTTTTAGGAGAAAACATGTTATCCAACCGCTGCTTTAGATCGGCAGGTTTAATCTTATCGGTTGGCTTCAAATCTTCCAGCGCCTGCTCCACACGCCCTAAATCGTAATCACGGAACTTGCCACGTATTTGACCTAATAGCTGCTCCTTGGTCACCGGGCCTTTTAACGTAGCTACAAAATTATCTAACCTGCCAACAAACGGATTAGACGGTGTAACGGCTGACTCCACTGTTACAGGAGGAGCAACAGATGTGACCTTTCGTGCAGGGGCAGCAACTGCAACCGGTGGTTCAACAGGGGCTTCTAACGGCAGGGCTAACTGTTGTGGTTGCTGTTGTGCATTTTGTGCTGCATTTTGGGCTTCACGCTCTGCCCGTTGCGCACGCAAAGCCTGTTGTGCATCAATTACTTCACCCGGTGTTACATCAATTTCGCCCCAACCAACAGGAATAGGCGGTTCAGTCTGCGGCGTCTGCATGCGCGGCATTTGACCTAATACGTTAGTAGAATTAGCCGCGCGCTGCGCCTGTATGTTTGCAAACTGTTGTCGAATCCAGTCCTCACCGCCTAATTCAACTTGCTGACCTGTCATTAAATCAGTGACTGTGTTGGGCTTAGGGGCTTGTGTTGCTTGATACTTAGCCAACAAATCGGATGCCGTGCCTTTAACGGCTTCGCCTGTTTTTTGTGCAGCTTTTACACCAGAACGTGTAACGCCTGCAGGATTGACAAGATTACTGCCTAGATCACCTGCGCCAAAAAAAGCAGCAAGTGTTGGATCATCAGAAGGTTTAAATGCCAAGCCGGCTTTGCGTGATTGTTCTTTTAAATTCTCACTGCCAAAAATAGGCTTTTGAACACCACCACCATATACGTTGGCAATCATGTTAGAGATGTCAAACGCACCACCCACAAGATTCTGCGGAAGCATTGTAAAACCTTTGGCCGCTTCTACATAACCCTGACCAGACTGCAAAGCCTGAGAAACAGGACCTGCCTTGCGACCAATGCCCGACTTCTGTGCGATAAATGCTGGTGTGCTGGCTGCTTCCCGCTCCGCTGCTTCTTGAGCCGCGAGCCGTTCTATCTGCTGCATGGTCAAACGCGGTGCTACTTCACCCTCTTCAGGGCTACCCTCGGCGCGACCAATAGGCAAGCGGTACTGTATCTGACCAGAATAAGGCCCACCTTTTTGCCGCATAATCATGGCGGAAAGCTCTCCGGGACCTACCTGTCCACCGTAGCCAACCCCGTAATCCATAACACGAGGACTCTGTCCGGGCATTCGCATCATATTGACGTTACCCATTACCCGACCCTCACCCACAGGGTAAGAGCCAGACACCCCACCCGCATAAATTCCAGCAGGCGCATCCATCGGACGCACCATCTGCGCACCAACACTGCCTTCTCCCACCCGCTGATTAAGCATGGCTAACAAGGCCTTGGACGAATCCTGCCTGCCCTCGGGCCGCGATCCAGCCAACATCAACATAGCTTCCGTATCCTTGCCTAACGGAATTCGAGCACCAATATTGCCCGACATCATCTCTCCCTGCGGCGTGCTTTGGCGCTGACCCCCACGAAGTAAATATACCGCTTCAGTCACAGGTAACTCAGGAAATATAGTCCGCGCAGCTTTTATTTCCTGCACCGTAATACTGCCTTGATCCGACATTTCACCCTCTTCAGGGCTACCTTCTGCACGGTACACAGGACCGCCTTGCGCGTAACCATAAACATCGTATTCCAGATCACCAATTTGTCTGTCAAGCCGACGACCCTGCTTGTTCATTTCCAAAATATTGGCAGGATTAATATTTAGTTGCTGCATAGATACTTCAAGCGGCGTTGCTTTAAGCTCGTCCGGCGTCAAGTTACTGCGCACACGGGCCAACTCTGCCTGCACTTCGCCCGGCATATGCCTGTACAAAGCTTCCCCCATGCGTTTGTCTGAAGGAAAAACTTTGCCATATCTAGCTTTAAGATCCTGCCCTATCCTGTCTGTAATATCAGACAAATTTGGATACACCCTCTCCATTTCTCGAATGACATTTTCGTTGACCGTAGGATCAGCATCGTATAAACCGCGCTTCGCTTTAATGTAAGCAACAAAAGAACTAGGGTTTGCACCCTCCGTAAATCCTTCCATGGACTGGATTGCATGCTGGCCTTCATGCAACAAAGTTCCGCGGACCGTGCCCCTAACATCATCACCCGGCAAACTACGCACTGTTCCTTGAATTCCTTCTTTTTCCCCAAAAGAAGCCGCAGCTAACGGGGCATCTTTGCGCCTTGTTGTTCCTATCCGCACATCAGGCATGTCATACGCTGGATAAATGCTCTGAAGTTCGGGATGCTTTAACATATCGTAGTACATACGCGGAACAGAAGCAGTCTTTTGTTGCAAAACTGCCGGCGCATCACTGATTTCTTCCAGCAAATTACCGCGGTTATCAACCAAAGTTAAATTCTGTGCACGGATTTGCTCTGGGGACAAACCCTTAGCCTGCAGGTCCGCGTGCCGCGCTGCTGCTTCCGGTCTTGCACGAACAAACATCTGTGAGGGCGGTGCCGCCAAAGCCTGCAACATCTCAGAAGCCTTACCACCACCTTCCAATGTTCTGCGTACCGCTGGCTCCAACGCTCTTTCCGCAGCACCAACCATGCGTCCCATGCCGGGACCCTGAGCAACAGGAGCTATCTGCAACGCCGTACCTGCATAAAAAGCAGGGTTGGCTACGTCCATTATTTCTTTGTACTTGGGATTTAATACGCTAAACCCCATCTGGTCGGGCCGTGTGCCAAGCGCCCCGGCTACCGCTGCGTAGGTCTTAGGGTCGGGTAATGTATTGACATCCCGCATTGCAGCAAGTCTCCTTGCTGCCTCGCCTTGCTTACGAATATTAGGGTTGCCAAAAGATGGTTTGCTTAAATCCTCACCCTCTTCAGGGCTTCCATTTGCACGCCGGACAGGGGGCAACCCAACAGAGATTGGCATCGACTCTGTATCACCCGTATCAATCTCAGGGTTCAACCGTTGACTAAGCTCTTTTTGCAAATCCAACAAGGGATCCTTGCCTGTTACGTGCTTATACGCTGCATACCCAGCAGTTAAACCTACACCCATTGGACTTGTTGGCACTTTATACTCACGCATAAATGCAATAGGATCTTTTCCATATTCAAATGCTAAATCTTTAAACTTGTCCATTAAAGATTTAGCGTTCTTTACATCCCCGCCTTCAGGAGAACCGTTTGCGCGGCGCACCATGCCACCATAAGCAAACGCCGTATCTCCGGGAGCGCCTGTGCCGGGGCCTCCACCAGTATTTCCCTCAGCAGCGCCGGCAGCGGGACCACCAGCGGCGGCAGCAGCATTAGCAGCAGCGGCAGCAGCCTCCGCATCAGCGGCAACAGCCAAGCCCGGATCGACAAAATTTGATGGGACGACGCCATGTGTTACTACGTTTTGCTGGGCTTGGAAACCCGGCACCAGTGCGTTTTGAAACTTGCCAAAGGTTGTCGCGTTAAATATAGTCTGCAATCCCCGAGTGGCCGCACCAAGTGCTGGGCTGGTAGCGTAAAAAGCTGCCTGCTGCGCTGGAGTCAAATTGCTAAATGGGTTTGTAACAGGGTCGCCCCCACCACCTATTACGTACCTGTTCCCGTCAGCGTCGTACATAGGCAAATCAACTTGGCCACCATTAGCCATCCTCACCGGCTGCTGCGGCTGGGCAAAAGGAGAACGGATTGTGGTATTCGATAAGTCAGCAAAAACATTGGCCTGACGTTTGGCTATTGCGGCTGATGCTGCTATGTCATCCTCTTCCTCCTGCGCCTTAGCCAGATACTCCTGCGTGATCGTCGTCTTGCGATCCTCCTCATCGTCCGTCTCCGCTAAGAACGATAAAGCCAACGCAGCTTGATATCCCGGGCCAAGACTCGCTACTCTTGCTGCAGCTTCGGGCTTTATTGTGGGAGCTTGTGCCATCGGAGGAAGGGACGGGGGCAACGGCTCACGCTCCTTCTTTGCAACAGATGTTTCACGTGGAACATCTTTGCCACCAAGGAATCCCTTGACCCGCTGAACATACGTTCTCGTCTCCGCAGGCAACTTGTCAGGATTGGCACCCGCAGCTAACCACTTGTCCGTGACACCCGGACCCCAGTTATACGCAATCAAAGCTTTTTCTGTATCGCCGTACTTACCCAACATGGCCTGCAAGTAATCCTTGCCCACACGTGCAATCTCATCAGGGGACTTGTCCTTAGCAGGAACTACACCAAACCCCGGATCACGGCTGGTCTTAGGCATGACCTGCATCTCACCAAGGGCACCCTTAGCGCTGGTGGTCAGAGTCTTACCGTCATCCTTGTAACGCTTACCGCGGCTCTCGGCCTGCATTACCGCATCAACTAACTCTTCAAATGTCTGTTGGGCCATGGTCCGAGGTCCTTGTCAAATGTATTGCTGGCGTACTTTTGTCGCTATTTTATGCGGCATTTCAATAATACTCAACCGAACTCTGATCTACCTCCGGCTCGTCATCATCATCTGACTCCAACGCAATAAAATTACCCTGCCTAAATCGAGTCCACGCCATCACCGCAGTATCCACTTGGTCATCATTGTTCCCGTTAGGAAAAGCCGCGCATTCCTCTACAAGGTCCTCGGCCCACTCCTTCCCCTCAGGATACCAAATCATGCCGGACTCCAAGAGCGGAGCAACAGCATTGGCGCGACTGACCTTGTCCTGACCAAACCTTCTACCGCCGGGAGAGAACATCGTCACAGGAATGCCAAGACGCCTTAGTTCCTGCTGCAACGGAGTACCCGTAGCCTTCGCCTCAATCAAAACATTATCAGGCTTCCAATACACATACTCATCCTTTGCCATGCGCTTTAGCTCAGGAAAATCCCAACGGCCCTTGCGCACATTAAGCAGCATCAGATTGGCCCCCGAATCAGCATCCGGATAGAACACACCCCACGTCGAGATAACAGAAAAATCTGCAGTCTCCTTCTTCGAGTACGCCGTGTCATACACCTGAATCAAATACTCACACTCAGGTGGCTCATCATGCCGCCACTTGCGCCACCAGTTCCGCTTCAAAATCGCACCCTCATCATTCGTCGGCTGTTGCTGCCACTGGGCATTCCACTTCTTCAGGCCAATAGATACCTTCACCTTTTCCAACTCATCAAGGCTCCAGTAATCAGGCCAAAGAGGCCGGCCACTCGGCAAAATAGCAGGGAACTCCAATACCTCCCACTGATCCGACTTTAAATAGCCCTGATGAGTTGGAAAAGGTG